CATGGACGCTATATCCGGGGTAAAGGGGATCGGCGCAAAGAAGATGGAGAGTATCAGGGTGGCGATTGAATCAGCATATCAGGAAAAGAAGCATTGAAAGAAGGTGAATTGTAATGGATCATGTGAATGCGGATGATACAAAACGGTTAAAAGCAATGGGCCTACGATACAAAAAGCCGATTGCAAAGGGGCTGACACTTGATGACATAAGGGATACCTTATGGGAGATTATAGATGCATGCGCTGATGTGCAGTATTACATTGATGAAGATAACGAAACGCTTCTTAATGCCCTTGACGGAGACGAAGATGACGCTTATGAGTTCAAGATGATGTTTTCGGCACTATCCGCAGAATGTGAACAAATGCAATATGATTTAAACAACGAATATATACCAGAATATTTTGATTTGTTCTTTGCGGCGGTTAATAAAGGCGGCGAAATGCTTGGCTTTGACACATATGAGAGTGATTACTATGGACTAGGACGTTTTGAAAGCAGATTGGCAAATGAAGAAGCTGTAAAAAAGATGAAACGCCTTACGAAAGACCAGTTGATAGAAGCGGCGCAGATCTGCTTTCGGGTTTACCAGTCATATATCGGCCTACAGTACAGATATGATTGTATAAAAGCCGCGTTGGATATTTTAAAGGATGAAAACACTGGTTATCTGCAAATGGTAAAGAAGATTGAAGAAGCATATACAAAAGCAAATGAAGAAACAGATGGATTTAGGTGGAGCTTTAGGGGTGGATCGGCTTTGAAGATGCTTGAAAGCCTCTTAGACAATATGCCGCAGGAGGCATGGATTCAATAAAAAACGAGGAGAATGAGAATGAATTTGAGAATTGAACCAAGAAAACCGACCGATCGGGGCGGCTATTATTGCATGCCGCTTAAGAAGAATGTTCCGCATGGGCATGATGACTGGCAACCAGATGTATGCCCGGAGTGCGGGAGAGAGTGTTGGAGGTTGCCGCTTGCGGAAATAGCAGAAGCAAGTGGGGCGAAACCACTCTGTACGGAGTGTGCGTTGAAGAAAGGGGTAAATAATGGGTAAAGGAATCTGTAAATATGCAATCCCAATGAAGCCACCATACCCATTTCCATTTGTCTGTGCAGTAATGTATGAATGCAGATGGAAAGGAGGGGGTAAGAATATAGGCAAGTCCTGCCCAAGATTTCAAATCGGGGAGAACTTGGAACAAAGCGGGCAGGAACTGAAAGGAAGGCGAGTTGTGCAAAGATATGATGATATAAGAAAGGCATTGGAAGACCCATCTGCGGAAGAAGTTGTGGTTCAGAAACATTCCGCTTTAGGGAAATCGGATCAGATGTTAGAAATTGTAGGCGTTTTGACAAAGGGGGAAGTGAAATGAGCCATACAAAACTGATTCAGGATTCAACAAAGGCATATATGGTAGCGTACAACCAGGCAATGCAGGATACGCATAATCTGAACATGGCGGCACAGATTGCAAGTGTAGTGACCATGTCGTATATGAATGTGTTTAAGACGGAGATTGAGCAGGAACAGCAAGCGCAGTCATTACTTGGGATCATGCTTTCTATGGTTGAGCAGGTGCGGCAGGACGGGGATGATTCTGAAAAGGAGTAACACCTGTTACACCTAAAATTTTCTTGGTGTAACAAATGGTGTAACTTTTGAAAATGGCGTATATTGCGGATATCAAAAGAAATGTTACACCTGTTACACCTAAATTTGAAAAATATATGTATTTATAGAAATTATCGCAAAATCGCAATGCAAATGTGATAATGCGATAAATCTTAAAAAAACAGTATGTATATTTACAAAATGGGTGTAACGGTGTAACAAAACGGTAAGAAGCCGCAGAAATCAAGGTTTATGCGATAATATCACAAACGGAAATGGTGAAACGGAGATGGTGTAACATTCGGAGGTGGATTTGATTGAATATATACTCAGAAACGGCTGAAAAGCTAGATAAATTGCGGCGTAACGAGACCAGAATGAGCCAAGAGCAGTTTGTGCGATACGCATCCGTGCTGAAAAAATATCGCACGGACATTATCGCAGGGGCGAATGAGATACTAAGGCATTTCTGGTTCGGCGGGTTTTATGTAAAAAAGGACGGACATGCAGCAGACGCGCTGTGCAGGGAAGTCCAGAAGATCATAGATGATGAATCAGCCAAAGGGGAAATGAAGCGGCTTAAGGATATTCTCTTTCAGACTTACTCTTTGGAGAAATTCTTGGATGCGGCCTGCCGGGTGCATTGCCGGATACAGTATGAAGCATATGCACCATACTGGATAAGCACCTGCGAAAAGAAGCCCTTGCCAGACGGGATACCGTGGGCCGGGCTGGATGCGTCCGTGACGGCATGGTATAACGGCATGATCGATATGTACTGGCATGATAAGTATAAGTTATGGGTAGCGGAAAAAGAAACGTCCTGGAGGGCGAGCCTTCCACCTACAAAGGAATTATGTGAAGCGGAATATGACAAAGAAAGGAAGGTGATGGGCAGTGCTTGAGAAATATGTGCCGGATTTCAATTCAGATACGTTTATTGAGGAATATGCAAAGCAGGAGTCCATTTTAAAGCGTGAGGCGTTGGCAGTTCTGCGGAAAAAAGTGCCAAAAGAGGCATATTACCAGAAAAAAGTGATCGAGTGGCTAAGAGACAGATTCCCGGATGCGTATATCGCAAAAATCGCGCAGGGGATGTATTCACAGGGCGGCATACCTGATGTGATGTGTATTATGGACGGTCATTACTTCGGGTTTGAGATAAAGCGGCCAATATTCGGTGAAATTTCAAAATTGCAGGAAGTGGCAATGGCAAGGATCAGGCGGTCAGGAGGAACGGCGGCGGTGGTAAGCTGGCCGGAAGAGGCGGCGGGGATCATAGAAAGCTGGAGGTGTGGCAGTCATGGAAATGGGCAGGGATAAACAGAGGGAAGTGCTGAAATATATGCTTGAGCGGATTTACCGGGCAGACAAGCACAAAAAACAGCTGGACAGGCGGCTGAAACAGCTGCATGCTCGGAGGCAGTTCCCGGAAGGCGTGGGAGTGCCGGAGGACGAGCCGACTTCCGTAAAATACTGGCAGGGCGATATCGGGGCGCGGATTTTGGAGCAGAAAAAGGAGATTGACCGGGCGGTAACGCTGGTGATGGACATCATTGATTATCTGCCGATAAATTCGGTCGAGCGCGAAATCTGTGAACTGCGGCATATAGACTTAAAGCCCTGGGGAGCGGTTTCTGCGGAAATACCGATGTCGCGGTCGCAGGTATACAAGCGGCACAGGAATGCTTTGAAAATTCTTCTTTCTAACCAGCGCATACAGAGCATGACGGCAGAATACGAGGGTGAATATGATGCATACATACAGGACAGGGGGCCAAAAAACTAAAGTGGGGGCTAATTACCGGAATATAAATTCGGAAATTTTCTGCGGGAAAAATTCGGAAAAAATAAAGGCTTGGTTTGAAAAAGCAATGCGGTTTTTCAAATTCGCGATTTTCAAAAATGGCAGTGGATAGCAAAATACTTGTTTATCCGCTGTTTTTTATTCCAAAAATCTGCGCTTTTTCAAAGCATGGCAAAAAAACAAGGCCGGGTATAGAGGGGTTCAATATAGACCCGGAAATAAGGCCGGTATAATAGGCTGGAAATAAGCCCCATAAAAACAGGCGTATATAGGGCTATATATAAGCGGTATATATAGGGGCATATATAGGGGGTGTATATAGGGTATATATAGGGCTGTATATATAGTGGTATTGTATGGGCGCATCATATAGTAACAGCTATATATATGCAGGGCATGGGGCGTATATATACAGCGCAGAGCGAGAGCAACAAGGCTTAGAGCCGCGCTCACAAGCTGCTCCCGTCTCATAGGCAAAAGACGAAACACAATGAAACATTTATTTGTGCTACACTGTATGCAATCAGCAGGAGATAGCTTTATTTAGCCCATAGGCGGCGCATATAGCACAAGCCTACAAGTTTATTGCTTATTATTCTTTATGCCCCGCATTTGGCGCGTGAGGGCGCACAGCGGGGCGTTAGGTACTACTTAGCCCATACCCCCTATGCGGGGCGCGGAAGGCCCGGAAATTTTCTGGATGAAACTAAAAAAAATTTTGGTATTTCGTTACGCAAGGTCGGTTAGTCTGGTCAGATTGGAGGTGCGGCATGAAAACAAAGCTGAATATGGAAGAGCGGCCCCTGTCGGATCTGCATCCGGCAGAGTACAATCCGAGGGTTGCCCTGGCCCCGGAAGATGAGGAATACAAAAGGATTAAAAGGAGCATTGAAACGTATGGCTACGTGGACCCGATCATAATCAATTCGGACGGCACGATTATCGGCGGCCACCAGCGGTATAACGTGCTGCTGGACTTGGGGTACGATACGGCGCACGTGGTCATCGTTGACCTGGATAAAAACGCGGAAAAGGCGTTGAACGTTGCCCTGAACAAAATATCGGGCGAATGGGACGATGAAAAGCTGTGCGACCTGCTTCAGGATTTGGATTTGAGCGGGTACGACTTCTCTTTGACAGGCTTCACACGGTCGGAGCTGGACGGGCTTCAGCTGAAGCTGGGCGTGGGCGAAGCGGTGGAAGACGAGGACTTCGATGTAGATAAAGCCGTGGAGGAATGTGAAAAACCTGTCACGAAACGCGGCGATTTGTGGATAATGGGCGGACACAGGCTGCTCTGCGGCGATGCCCGGAACGTGGATGACATGGCGCGGCTGATGGGCGGCGCAAAGGCAGACCTTCTTTTGACAGACCCGCCGTACAACGTGGATTATGTCGGCAAAACCAAGGACGCGCTGAAAATAGATAACGACCGTATGAGCAATGCGGATTTCCGTGCGTTTCTGCTGGAAGCGTTCACTGCTGCCAGGCAGTCCATGAAAGCGGGAGCGGCATTTTATATCTGGCATGCGGATTCCAACGGGTACGATTTCCGCGGGGCCTGCATGGACGCTGGATGGAAGGTGCGCCAGTGCCTGATATGGGAAAAGGACATCCTTGTGCTTGGGCGGCAGGATTACCAGTGGCAGCATGAGCCGTGCCTTTATGGATGGAACGAGGGCGCAGGCCATGCGTGGTACTCCGACCGGAAGCAGACAACGATTCTCCGGTTTGACAAGCCGACCCGGAGCAAGGAGCATCCGACCATGAAGCCGGTCCCGCTGTTCGGCTATCTGGTTCAGAATTCCTCAAAGCCCGGTGATATCGTCCTGGACCCGTTTTCCGGTTCTGGCACAACGGTTATCGCGGCAGAGCAGCTTGACAGGACGGCGTATGTTATGGAGCTTAACGAACGCTATTGCGATGTAATTGTGAAACGGTGGGAGGAGCAAACAGGGGAAAAGGCAGTGCTTGACGGAGGTCTTCGGAAATGAGCGAAGATTTAGGAATACTGATTCTTGACTTCGATTTTGCCGGAGAGGAAGGGATGCATATGGCCGTTGAGGAAAGCAGCAAAAAAAAGACACAGAATCTTTATGAACCAAAAGTAATCGCACAGTTGTTTAATTTCAGCGGGACGCGCCGGATTGAACAGCTGACGCAGGACGGCGTTATTGATGCGGTGCTTGTAAAAGTGGATGGCCGGGAAGTGCGGCGGTACGATCTGGCCCCGACAATACAGAAATATGTGAAATATTTATCTGATAAGGCATATGGGAAATCCCGCTCCGAAAAGGAAATGGAGCTTAAGGAGCAGAAGTTAGAAGCAGAAGTCGCGCTGAAAGAAAGCCAGGGCGAGCTGCACAGGCTGAAAACGCAGATTGCCGCCGGGGAATACGTGTCGGTCAATGAAGTCAGGAGCGACTATGCAAAGTTTTTTGTTGTTTTTAAGAAATTTGCAATGTCCATCCCGGCGCGTGTGTGCGGGATGCTGTCCGGGCAGCTGGAGCCGATGGAAGCGAGAAAGATAGAAAAAGAAATGGCCGGGGAAATCGCAGACCTGCTGGCATCCTTTGTCATTTCCGGCATAGTAGAGCCAGGAGAAGCAAAGGTGATATTGGATGAAGAAAAAAACAAGGAAATGGCGTAAAAAATACGCGGTCAGCTGGTATATAAGGGAAGCCCTGAAAAAACTGCTGCCGCCGGAAGACCTGACGGTTTCGCAGTGGGCAGAGAAATACCGCGTCCTTGATTCACAGGCTTCTGCAGTTCCGGGGCCGTGGAGGAATGACCGAACCCCGTACCTGAATGAAATCATGGATGAGCTTTGCAACTACGAAACAGAGGAAATTATTTTCTGTAAATGCACACAAGTCGGCGGTTCGGAAGCGTTGCTGAACATGCTGGGGTACATCATCCAGCAGGACCCGTCCCCGGCAATGATTGTATATCCGTCAGACAAGCTGGGGGAATCCATCTCCGACAACCGGATCAAGCCGATGCTGAAAGGCAGTCCTGCGCTCCGGCGGCTGTTCAAAGAATTCCAGTCGCAGAAGCTGGAGCTGCAGTTCGATGGGATGTATCTCACAATTTCGGGATCTAACAGCCCGTCCAGCCTTGCATCCAAAGCCATCAAGTACCTGTTTCTGGATGAGGTGGACAAATACCAGGGCGCGACAAAAAAGGAAGCTGACCCGATTTCCCTTGCGCGGGAGCGCGTGAAAACGTTTCGGAACAGCAAGGTTTACCTTACCAGCACGCCGACCATCAGCGTAGGGCATATCTGGAAAAGCCTGATGGCCGCAGATGTGGAGAAGCACTATTTCGTGCCATGTCCGCACTGCGGGGAAATGATCGAACTAAGGTTCAAGCAGATAAAATTTCCGGAAGCCGAGGAAGGCATGACCGCATCCGACCGGGCGGATCAGGCGGTATATGTGTGCCAGGAATGCGGGAGCATCATAACGGACTACCACAAAGACGCTATGCTCCGGCGCGGACGCTGGCAGATCGTCCGGGAGAGCAATGCGGCGCACAAGAAAGTCGGATACTGGATTAACACACTTTATAGTCCGTTTGTCCGCTTTTCGGAAATTGTAAAAGAATTTCTGGACAGCAAGGACGATCCGGAGAAATTCCAGAACTTTACAAACTCGTGGCTGGCAGAGCCTTGGGAAGATACAAAGCTGAAAACGTCCGCAGATACAGTGATGGAGCGGCAGACAAGCCTTTCCGCGCTGTTCGTCCCGGAATGGGCGAAGCTCCTGACCGGGGGCGTGGATGTGCAGGAGACATGCCTTTACTGGACGGTCCGGGCATGGGGCAACTATATCACATCCCAGAATATTGCACACGGACAGGCAGCGTCCTGGGCAGAAATAGAACGCGTCATGAACCTGTCTTATGAAAAGCCGGACGGCGAACGCCTTGTGCCGTCCCTGTGCTTGATAGATTCCGGCTATGATGCGGACAGCACTTATGATTTCTGCGCCGACAATGCAGACTGGGCGCTTCCTGTCAAGGGTTCGTCAAGTCCCATGATGTCGCATTTCAAATTATCAAAAATTAACAGGCCGGATTCGAAAGCGTTCGGAATGAACCTAGTCATGGTGGACGGTGACAAATATAAAGATATGATCGCTGCCCGTATGAAAAAGCAGAACGGGCGCGGCGCGTGGATGGTATACGATGGATGCGATATGGAATACGCGGAACAGGTGACGGCAGAGCATAAGGTCGGCGAGAAAGTCGGGGCAAAGACAGTCCAGCGGTGGCGGCTGAAACACAGCCACGGCGATAACCATTATCTGGACTGTGAAGTGTATGCGCTGGCGGCGGCTGATATCATGGGAGTCCGTTCCATGCACCTGGAAGAGGCGGATGATGAGCCGGAAGTGAAAAGGCAGCTTGACGCTAAGACGGACGAAGAATCATGGATTGAGCAGAATGAAAGCTGGTAAGGAGGCGCGGCGATGAGTGCATCTGAAAAATTAGAAGAGGTAAACCAGGCAATAACAAAAGTTCTCAGCGGCGGTCAGTCTTACCAGATGGGATCGCGCAGATTAACGCGGGCAGACCTTGGGATGCTCCGGGAAATGCGCAAGGAGCTGCAGGCAGAAGTGGCGGCAGAAGCAGACTCGCCTCTTTTCGGGAATACATATGTTGGATTTTTTGATGGGAGGTGACGCGCGTGAGCTGGCTGGATAATGCCATCGCCTTTATTTCCCCGGAGTGGGGGATGCGCAGGGCTGCATGGCGGGAAATGTACAACGAATACCGGAACTACGATGCCGGGAACGGGAGCAGGCTGAACGCTGGGTGGCGTGTGTCTAATCAGTCTGCAGAGATGACTGACCGGGGCAGCAGGGATTACGTCCGGGCAAGGGCGCGTGACCTGGAGCGCAATTCGGATTTGATGAATTCCGTAATATGGGCGCGGAAACGGAATGTCATCGGCACAGGGTTCCGCCTGCAGGCGCGGACGAAAAATGAAACGCTGAACACGGAGATTGAAAACCTGTGGAAAAAATGGTGCAAGGCAAGGAACTGTGACGTGACCGGGACGCAGAGCCTGAACCAGATGCTGCGCATGGCGGTGGAGCGCAAGCACGTTGACGGCGGCATCCTGTTTGTGAAGCGGTATACAAAGGACGGCTTCCTTCCTTTTTCCATTCAGATGGTTGAGGTGGACGAGCTGGATACCATGCAGGTCATGCCAAGGGATACAAAAAACCGCGTGGTCGGCGGCATCGAATACAACGAATATAACCGCGCTATCGGCTACTGGATCAGGCAGTACCAGATAGACGGGTTCTCAATCGGAGATCCGGTCTATGTAAAAGCGGATGATGTAATTTTTTATTTCACCAAAACAAGGCCGTCCCAGATCCGGGAAATGTCGGACATGGCGCATACCATTACGCGCATCCGGGATACGAACGAATTTATGACCGCAGTGTCCGTGAAACAGCGGATTGAAGCCTGCCTTGCCGTGTTCATAAAAAGGATACTTCCTACTGGCGGGATCGGGCGCGTTTCCGAACAGAAAAGAAAATATGAATATGAGGGAAAGAAACTCGCGCCTGGAATGATTCAGGAACTGAACCAGGGCGATGATGTTGAAGTGGTAAACCCGACCGGGCAGTCTGCAGACGCAGCGTCTTTCGTAAAGCTCCACCAGAAGATGATCGGGGCCGGGCAGGGGATGTCCTACGAGGCAACCAGCCGGGATTTGTCCGAAACCAACTATTCATCTGCGCGGCAGGGGCTGATAGAGGATGCGCTGACATTTGCGGAAGATGAGGAATGGATTGTCGGGGCACTGGATGAAATTTACGAAACGTTTGTAATATCCTGCGTCCTTTCAGGGAAAGTCAGCATCCCGGATTTTTGGGAAAACAAAGAAGAATATTTTGAGCATGAATGGATTAAAAAGCCGAAGCCGTGGATAGACCCGATGAAAGAGGCATCCGCAACAAAAACAGCTTTGAACTCCGGCATTAAAACATACAAGCAGGTTGCGGCAGAAAACGGCGTGGACTGGCGCGGGCAGATTGATGATACGGCAGAAGTGCTGGAATACGCAAGAAAAAAAGGGATTGATTTAGGGGGTGTGCTTTTTGATGGAAAGCTGGAAGGAAAAGAAGATGAGCCAAAAGCCCCGGATGCAGATTCTGGCGGCGGGGATGGGCAGGAAACGGCCCCTGGCGGCGCAGATGCCGGGAACGGGAATCCTGACAAGGGAGATGAACAGGGCGGCGCCGGGGCAGGATCGGAATAAAGGAATCCGTGAATTAGGCGGCTTAATCCGCGCGGCTGGCGAAAAGGACGATCGGACATTCCGGCTTTCCTTTTCATCAGAGGAGCCTTACAACCGCTGGTTCGGCCCCGAAATACTCGACCACACGGACGGATGCGTGGATTTCAGCAGATTAGATTCCAACCCCGTGGTGCTTTTTAACCACAACCGCGATGTGATACTTGGAAAAATCAACCGGGCGTGGGTGGAAAATGGCCGGGGTGAAGCAGAGATAACGTTCGATTCGGACGATGAAGCGGAGAAGATATACCAGAAGGTCAAGGGCGGGACGTTGAAAGGCGTGTCGGTCGGCTATCTGGTGGACAGCTGGGAGGAAGTAATGCCAGGTAAGCAGTCATCGGACGGGCGGTTTACGGGGCCGTGTTCAATCGCAAAACGGTGGACCCCGTATGAAATCAGCATCGTATCCGTGCCCGCAGACCCGACAGTCGGTGTCGGGCGTTCAGACGATGGCGGGACGCTGCGGCAGCTTCAAAATAAAAAATTAAAGGAGGAGTCAAAAATGACAAGAGAACAGATGCTTGCCCGGATGATGGAAATACATGCGGCGGCAAGTGACCGGGCAATGACTGCGGAGGAACAGGCTGAATATGACAGGCTGAAACGGTCCGTGGAACTGATGGATCTGTCTAATGCAGGCGCGGGAGCGTCCGGACAGGGAAGCCGCGCAAAAAATGATGATGATAGCGGCGATGGTGACGGCGGCGATGGCGGCGGCGATGGTGACGGCGGTGATGGCGGCGGCGATGGCGGCAATGATGACGAAGACGAGAAAAAGGCCAAGGATGCCGCAAAAAAGGCACTGGCGGCAGAACGCCTGCGTGTGCGCCAGATTGATGATATGTGCAGGAGCTTTGGCATTGATTCCAGGCAGTTTGTGGATAACGGGGATTCTGTAGACAAAGTCCGGGCAGCAGTCCTTGACCAGCTGATGCAGGACGGCGCACCAATCCGCGCCAGCGTCCGCGTCACGGATGACGAAGGGGATAAGTTCCGCAGGGCAGCAGTGGACTCTCTGATTATGCGTTCCGGCATGGATCTGGAACGGCCTGCGGACGGCGCAAGGAATTTTATGGGGCTGCGTTTCCGCGACCTGGCGATCGAATGCCTGCAGATGGACGGCGGCTGTGAAAGCGGCCTGAACCGGAAAAGCCCTGATGAACTGTATTCTATGCTTCAGAGGGGATTTTTCACGCCGGAGTCCACGTTCCCGGCCATTCTGGATAATACAATCGAAAAAGCGTACAAAGAGGGGCATAAAAAGGTGTCTGTCACCTTTGATAAGATTACGAAAAAGGGGACGCTGTCAGATTTTAAGACGCATGACAATTACTACATCGCGGGGCCGGTCGGCGAATTTCTGGAAGTGCCTGAGAATGGCGAGCTGAAACACGACACGTTCAGGGACGACCATCTGCCGACAAGGAAACTGCGGACATACGGACGGCAGTTCACCCTGTCCCGCAAGGCGTTTATTGATGATGACATCGGGGTTGTAACGTCACTTCCGGCCAGATATGCGGCATCCGCAAGGAAAACCATCAATAAACAGGTGTATTCGATACTGGTAGGCAATCCGGCAATTTATGACGGTGTGCAGCTTTTCCATTCGGCGCATAAGAACTTGCTGAAAACCGGAACGGGCGTGACACAGGAAGCAATGCAGACCATGATCATGGCACTGGCAAACCAGCGCGACCAGTTCGATGAGGCAATCATTATCAATCCGGCAAAGATCGTCGTGCCAAGCGGCATGAAATTTGATATGTATACGCTTTTCAACAGCCCGGTTATCCATACGCCGGAAAACACACAGGCGGTAAACCCGCTTTACCAGTACCGCGACCAGCTGGAAGTGGTGGAAGACCCGACAATTAATGCGCTTTGTGGAGGCATGGGGAATGTTATGCCGTGGTGGCTGCTTGGAGCAGAGGGCGATACGGACTTCATTGAAGTGGATTACCTGAACGGTCAGGAGATCCCAAACATCCGCAGGATGGAAACGCCTGGACAGCTTGGATTTATCTGGGACATCTTTCTTGACTGGGGCATCAGCGTTATGGATTTCCGTGGCGGCGTTAAGAATCCAGGCGTGGAAGTCAAGACAAAACTTGAATTAGCGTAAAGAAAGGAGATGGACAGGTATGAGCAAAGCGGCATATTGGCAGAGGGGCGATACTCTTGACTATGTAAATACAGGGACGGATGTGGTCGAAGCGAACACGATCCTTGTGCTTGGCAGCAGGATCGGCGTTGCCGGGACGGACATCCTTCCCGGGGAAAAGGGCAGTATTCATGTGACAGGCGTGTATGAAATGCCGAAGGACGGGGCGGAGATCAGCATGGGCGCAGATGTCTACTATTCGGAGAGTGACGGCAGTTTCTCATCGACCGAAGCGGAAGGCAGCGTTAAGGCAGGGTTTGCGGCGCAGGACGCAGCGGCTGGTGATCCGTCCGTAATCGTTAAGATTAATGCATAAGGAAGGGGATGTGGATCATGGCAGCAAAAAAAGTAAAGACAGGGCAGGAGGCGAAAGCCCCTGAAACCCATGCAGGGCAAGAACCCAGCGAAGGACAGGCAGTGGATAATTTGGAAAGCGGGGAAGGCGCAGGACAGGACACGGAAACTTTGGAAAGCGGGGAAGGCGCAGGACAGGACACGGAAACCGTGGAAGATGCACCTGAGAAACCGTTGCCAAAAGTATTGACGGCACTCCGTCCTATACTGTACCTTGCGCGGCAGTACAAAGTTGGCGATTCTCTGCCAGTGAATAACACGGAAATGGTCGAAGCATGGATCGGAGCTGGAAGTGCAGAGTGGCGGGAGAAGAAAGCCAGACAGTTTTTTCCCTAAAGCATATCCTGCGGCTGCGCTCCCCGGACAGCCAGGGATGACAGGCAGCGGGACGGACGATCTTGCCGGCCGCCTCCCGGATACGCCAGAGCGGCGGTCACGCGAAAGGAGATGGATATGAATTTTAAGGAAATGCTTGAATCTGACGTGCATGAAGTGTTTATGAATGTGGATGAATTTTCTGATATGCACATGGTAAACGGCAAGGAAATGGCAGTCCAGATAGATTCAAATGAGCAGATAGAGCGCGAAAAAAGGATGAATCAACATGTTGATGGCGTTTATAAGAATCAGAAGCTAATGTATGTTGCCGCATCTGATTTCGGGAAACTTCCGGCGCAGGGAATTGCGCTTACCCTTGACGGGAAAATGTACAAGGTAACAGATGCCATTTCAGAGGGCGGCATCTATTCCATAACGATTGAAGCAAACAGGGGCGTGGGAAGATGAGTGAACTGATCAAAATTGAAGTGAATGAGTCAGATATCAAATGGGCGCAGAAAAAACTTAAAGGGATGGAGACAAAGGCACCGAGGGTACTCAAAAACGCCATTAACCATACTGCCAAACAGGCAAGGAAAAGCCTGATGCAGGGCGCACAGGGACGTTACGCGGTAAAGAACGCAGGGTTCAATTCCCGGATAAAAATATATAATGCAACAAATACGAATTTGTCTGCATCTGTTTATGCCAGGGACAGGACGCTGACGCTTCCGCGCTTCCATACTACATCCCCCAAAAGCGGGGTAAAGTCGGAAGTTTTGAAGGGTTCCGGACTGAAAGAGGTTATAAGCCGTAAGAACGGAGAAATCCGGGCATTCAGGGCAAAAGGAGGAAAAGCAGCTGGGCTTATCGTGCAGCGTCGAACAGAGGCAAAATATCCGCTGAAAGTCTTGCGTTCCATATCCGTCCCCAAAATGCTTGAAATTGTATACCTTGGAAGGGGCGGGATTTCAGAAGCTTTAGAACCTGAAATAAAAAGGACATTCCGTGATGAGGTTAAGAAAGAAATAGCTAAGCTTGTTAAATGAGGTGGCTGAATGACAATATTAAATCTTCAGGACGCGCTTGCAGATGAAATAGGGCACGTATTGAAAGGAATTGGAACAAAGAATGTATCTGGCGAAAACGTGGATGGCGTGAATGTGTACAAACAGGATCTTCCAATCGTGCAGTCGGACGAAGAGGATGAAACAAAATTTTTCCCATATGCAATTATAAGGCTTTATGACGGCAGGACGGAAGATGATGATTCTCCATGGACGGTGACAGCGGACATCCATCTTGGCGTACAT